GATCGAAAACAACTCGGAGACTGCTGATTATGTTTATAACTGGGGTGGTATAAATTATCATGCCAGCTATTCATCACCAGATGACGTTGCAAGTATAGCAGACCGCCAATTACACGACATGGGCATACATGGATCAACATACGAAATCATTCCAGATTGGAATGAATATGATAAATTCACTCAACTTGATCGCCTTTACAAACAAAAAAAAGAAAAGCTTCTTGTAAAACATCCGGGGCTTGGTAAGATCGACATATCACACTTGATCAATGTTTAAAGCAATCAACCACATCCTTTTTGAAAAGCCGTCTGCTGAAATTGATCCAGAAGAATTGGAGAATTTTACGCCATACATGGTATGCCGCTATTTGTCATTCTATGGAAATTCTCAATACGTCGATTACGCAAACAATACTTTGAACAAATATTCTGGAATTTTCAAAACAGACGAAGAACTTTTTAAATTCTACGAACATATTGTGCCCAAGTTAAAAAAAACTAAGATCAACTATGTTAAAAAAATTAAGAAAGAAAAGGTGGCTATTGAAAAAAATATTCCAGAATTTTCATCTAGGCGTGAAATGAACATGTTGACAAACTTAGATATGTGATTAAATCTTTAGATGACACAATCTATTGATATTTTAAGACCGCAAAAATCACACATTGATCTTTCAAACAAAACACTACCCAGCGATTTCGGACTGGACGACTATGTTTTGTCTGAACTTTTAGACGATGCTATTCTGATTGAGTATTGCGATCTACACGGCAGCGAGGATGGCGCAGAATACATCTTGAGAGGCGGCATCGCGGTTCCCGTTAACCAAGTTCACAACGCATGGCGCAAGGGCACTGTGATCCTCACAGGACCAAGTGTGAGGCAAGTTAAAAAGGGGCAGATCATCGTGTTCCCAAACAATATGGGAATTCCGATTTCAAACTTGGAAGTTGATGATCACGGCAAGGTTAAAAATGGTCTTCTTATCAATGAACAGAGAATTTTTGGAATCTGTAAAGTGAACCCCACGCTTGATAAATAATTTTTGTGAGGAAGATCAACAGAATTGAATTGGAGCGTCTGGCAATGAACAATGTTTGCGAAATAATATTTATCAGACGCAGACCAGAGCGAGCAAAAAACAGACCACTATCCCGCCGTATGTTATGCACAAATTCCAAAAACATTCTGTTGTCTCCAAATGGAAGAATATCATTGAACTATGATAATATAACTCCCGGTAAGCGACAAGCAGCTTTCAAAATAGATCGAGTAAAACATAATGTTGTCGTGGCTTATGACATAATCATGCAAGAGTATCGAAACATTTCAATGGACGCATGCTTTTTGATCAACCAATTATCTGAAGATACATTTTGGAAATATTTTGATGATGTTCTTCTTCCAGCATCCCCAGAAGATAAACAACATTTCATGGATAACGAATATGATGACTGAGATTGAACAAGAACTAAAAAATATGGTGTTGAAAAGCGTCAAGTTTACAATTGACAACAAAACACTGCGAATTGGCAAGGTTGAAGTTTTCAACACTAAGCAATTTTTTATAAAATTTAAATTGTCAAACGGTGATGAACAAAAAGAGTATGTGTTGCCATACCCCTACAAGCTTTTAAAAATTAAAAACGGCTACATTTTCGATTATTGCCTGAGTTCATTTTGCTCTGTCAAAGACGATAACTACTTCAAAATGCTAGGATTTGACAAGACAAACGCATCTAAACTGCACAACAATTACGTTTACATGGTGGCGCTTTCATCTTGACTTTGAATTTGAGGATGCTATCATTGGGCAATGGCACAAATGATCCTCAACTTCCCTGAAGGCTACACCCCTTCGAAACATCAGGCAAAAATCATTACTGAGATCGAAAAGGCTATTGCAAACAATGAGAAATTTATTGTTTGCAATGCTCCTACCGGATCGGGAAAATCATTTTTCGCTCCTACATTAGCAAATTATTTTCAAGGCCCAACACCAGAATGGACTTCTAAAGTGGATGATTACTCCATTTATGGAGAAGACGGATCTGAATTTGCAGAAAGTCAACCGTTGTTCGGTGTGTATGCCCTTACAATTACAAAGTCTCTACAAGATCAATACAAGCAAAGCTTTGATTTCGCTCAAGTTTTAAAAGGCCAAAGTAACTATCAATGCAATTATGATGATTCTCTGACAGTTGATGTTGCTCCATGCTTATATATTCCAGCATTGAAAAATGAATGCTGGACATGCAATCGCTGTTCATATTACAATGACCGAAATACCATGATCAAATCGGAATTTGCTGCGTTGAATTATAGCATGTATTTCGCGCTTCCTGCACATTTGAGAAAGCGAAAAGTGTTGGTGTTGGACGAAGCTAGTGAACTTGAAGATCAGCTTGTCAGTCAATTCACTTGCGAGATTGATATTCCATTCTTGATGAAGACGCAAACACCAGTTACAGCTTTTCCAGATGACGAGAAAAGTGTCAAAGTGTTGACTTGGTTGGGTAAAACTGTCATCTCAATAGCAGCTACAATTGAGAGCTACAAAGAATATTTCAAGAACAAGAAAGGTAAAGATTTGGAATTCAACAAAAAGAAATCTGAATATACCAAACTTGGAAATCTACAAAAGAGTGTGGATCTTTTGATAAGCACCTTCAACGATAGCCAATACATCATTGAACATGTTGACAAGAAGATCAAGTTCACGCCTTTGAAAATTGACAAGTTGAGTAAGTATCTATTTGATAATGCTGACCATATTGTGCTTTTAAGTGCTACAATCATCGATCCTGTTAATTTTTGTAAGAATTTGGGTATTCCAAGTTACAAATACATTGAAATTGATTCTCCATTTGATGCTGAGAAAGCTCCAATTTATGTTCTTGCTCATCAAAAGATTAATTACGGCAACTTAAAAACGTTGTTACCTACTATTTGCAAGCAGATTGAAGGTATTTTAAATGAACATAGTGATCAAAAGGGTATTATACACACCCACACACAGTATATTGCAGATTACATTCGAGATAATGTCAAGAGTAAGCGATTGATATGTCGTGAAATGGGCATTACCAATGAAGATATTCTTAAAATCCACTCTGGTAATGATGATCCTACTGTATTAGTATCACCGTCGATGACTTATGGAGTTGACTTGAAAGGCAAACTTGCTGAGTTCCAAATTATATTGAAAGCTCCTTGGCTACCTACAAAGGATGTTCGTGTTGAAAAGATGATGAAACTTGATAAAGAATGGTATAGCAACAAGATGCTATGCACTTTAGTTCAGGCGTGTGGAAGAGGCGTTCGAAGCGATACCGATGAATGTGTGACTTATGTTTTGGATGGAAGCATTTTTGACACAGTTGCCAGAAGCAAGAAGAAACTTCCTAAGTATTTTCTTGATAGATTTCAGTAATCGCTCTTTCGACTCTTAAATAAATGAGTGGTAAGATACTCATATCATCATGAACAACTCGATTTGCTGATGCTTTTCACATCAGCATTCGATGATTGTTTCCTCTATCGTTACGACGCCAATACAAGACTTCCAAAGTCTAAAATTGACGTTAGATATATCCATGGACCGAAGCAAAAGGTAATTTACGACATAGTTTCCAAACAGAAAAATTTAACGCTTCCTGTTGTTTCAATTGAACAAACCAATTTGGCTAGAGACACAGAGAGAGTGATGCACAAAAACAACAATATCTACAGGCCGACATCAAAAAATGCTGGTAAAATACCAATGCCTGTTCCGGTGACGATGAATCTGAAAATATCCATCATTGCCAAATACAAAGAAGATATTGATCAGATTGTTCAGAATTTTGCAACTGTAGCAAACCCTTATTTTGTGGTTTCTTGGAAAATTCCAAGCGCATTCAAATTAGACTTTATTGATGAACTTCGGACACAAATTGAATGGGATGGTAGCATAAGCTACTCAACTCCAAGTAATATGTCAGCAGAAGATAAATATCGCATCACAGGCGATACATCGTTCACTATTAAAGGGTGGTTGTTTCAATCTACGGATAATTCGGAAGGTTTAATCTATGAAGTGAACAACAATTTCATAGCTTCTAATTTGACCAGTAGAATTGTCACATATGATAATTTTCCATCATTATCAGGTGAATATGCTGAAAGTGAAATGGTATCAGTGTCTGCTTATCCACAGTTTACTAATTTATATTTCAATTCGACGGGCG